TGAAAGAGTTGTAGTAGGTGTTCTATAATAGTTACCCGTCAGTTTTGCTAATGATGGTATTGAATCAAAAGTATCTTTAACCGCATTAGCAGTTGCAGCAGTTGTTGTGCTTGTGCTAGATACTGAATCGGTTAATTGCAATACTCCAACAGCAGATGTTGTGCCAGTAGATACTGAAAGGTTTGCAGCGGATGAAGTGCCAGCATTTGTAATTGGTGCATTGACTGTTACAACGCCTGATGATCCAGCTGCACCAGTTGCTCCAGTAGCACCAGTAGCACCAGCAGGCCCTTGCACACCTACGTCTGAAACAGTAACTGTATTATTGACAGGAGTAACTGTTACAGAATTGACTACCTCAGTAACTGTTAAAGTATTGCTCATCTAGTTACCTCTGGGGATACTGTGGCAACTCCTTGAATCAATCGGGTTTTTACAGATGTTGGCGATGTAATTTCTAAATCATAGAAAAATGTATTAGCAGCTAAAGCAGCGGTTTGTGTGTCTGTAATCGTAATACTAATTAAGCCACTTGCTCCGGTAATTACAATTCCGTTGGATGGGCTTGATAAAGACAATACTGGCGTTGAGGCATCATAGGAAAGCCTTAACTGCATAGCAGCTGTGTAATTAGTCAGGTTGATTGCAGCACCCGCTGAATCTTTGTAAGTAATGGCTAAAGTATAGGTTGCGCCTTGATCGATTAGTATGTTGTATGGACTAGCCATTTTGTCCTCCTAGTAGTGGGATGTTAAAGAACTCTCCTGATTGTTTTGGATGGAATGAAATATGAATATGTTTGGTGTGGGGATTAATGCCTTTGTATTTACGCCAACGCCAGTTTAATAGTTTGCTGGCAATATGATGATTGTGAATAACATATTTGATCCGTTTATCTGTTTTGCCAGCAATCCGGATTTGATCGGCAAGGTAGGCAGATATGCCCTCGGCTTGTCCTAGATCAGCTGTAATGTCAATGGCACAAACCTCACCCGAAGGCAAGGCGTTATGATCCGATTTTACTTTTTGATGCCTAGCGTCTGAAATCCAACCATCCGATTTTCTAGATCTATCGGCAAAATTGTCATCGATCTGCTCACGCAGTTGAACAGCAGCTTTAGATAACCAAGGTTTCATTACGCAAGTAGAAGTTTTGCTTCATCCTCAGTAATGCCTAAACGATCAAGTAATGCTGCTTTGGCAGCACCCTCGGCTTCGACTTGTGCTTGGCGTTGCGCTTCTAATTCTTGGTCTGCTTGGTATTGTGCAAACTCAGCATTAGTCATTTGCCTGTCGATAACTTCATTGGTTTCTGTGTTGTGTATTCTAATTATTGGTTTTGTCATTTTATGATACTCCATATAGTAATGCTTGCCCACCATTAAAGGTTGATGTACAAACTATGTCGATTGATGTAATTGCGTTTGTTAAATTAAATATACCTCTTGCAAAATTAGGGATACCATCACCAACTGTGTCTTGCATATCACCAAATAAATCTACATTTTTCACATAAGTTGAATTAGCATAATTGTAAATCCAAATAGCATAAGCATTGGTTGTATTATTGCTTGTTGCATCTGTTGTCATAGCGGCTAAATTAGCATTATTTGTATTAGCAAGGCTTGTAGTATTACAGCGAATTCCCCTAAAATTACCAGTAGTTCCATTTGGTCTGACTGTGTATTGATAATTACCAGTAGCGGTGCTTCCTGAAACAATTAACAATAAATGTTTGTAAGTGCCAGCAATACTTGTAAGAGATGTTGTTGAACCACTTAAAGTAGTTGTTGAAATTAAAGTCATTCCACCGCTACCACCAGCAGGAGCAGCCCATTTTAATCCAGTTGCTGCTGATGAATCTGCTGTTAATACTGTGTCATTTGCACCAACGGCTAATCTTGAAACTGTATCTGCTGCGGTTGCCGCAATAATGTCGCCTTTTGCATCAACAATAGTTTTGGCAATTGATGCTCCGGCATTTGTGAAAACTGTTGTGTCAATTGCTGTGCCAAGTGTCCGAATAGCAGCTGCGCCATCCTTGACCAGATCGGTGTCGTCCGGTGTTTCCCAATTATAATTCGTTGTGTTTGCCATATTAGGCTACTGCTCCAATCGCATTTTCCCATGTAAGTGTACCACTTAGAGTGTTCCAAGCCTCTGAGGCTGATACTTGCTCCCATTGAACTGCAACTTGGGAAAACTCGATCGGGCTCAAATTTATGGTTAAAAATAATTCGTTGAATCTAGTGCTCCAACGCCAGCCTTCAACATAACCCTCAAACTGTTGAGTTGGGGCTATCTGGACAGGCAAGTCTGTTATTCGCATTGGCTGACCCACAAAAATGTTAAGCAAGGCATCTCGATCTACATCATCAATGGCTGAGTTTGTCAATGGAAATGTAATGCTATCAAATAAGGCTCTTGGATAGGATCTAAGCGAAATAAAGCGATTAGCCACAGCTTGAGCATCGGTAGCATCATGCAAAACTGTATTGATCGTTTCGCCTCGATAACCAAAGGTTGCAATGCTGTCTAAATCAATTGCGCTTTTCTGTGAACCAAAATTATTGCCATAGTTAAGAATTATGTCATTGCGAACATCCGCACCCCTAGTCAAAACCTTTAATCCTGCTCCAAAGGCTGTGTTTGCTGAAATCTCTGTGTAGCCATTGTTGGCAAGATAATTCTGTCTGTGTAAAGCATCGGCATATCCAATGCGACCTTCGTTGTCCTCATACAAGACACCAAATGCGCTATCAGCAATAAGACTTGCAATGTTATAGACAGTATCCGGATCTGATCCTCTTGCTATGATTTCATAAACTCCAGGACGATCGATTTCACCAAGTCCTAAATTTTCAGCATTTGCCCAAGTAATTGTTGGATCATAACCTGACCAAGTTTCAGCTGCTGGCACTTCATTCCAGTTGTTTAAGAATAAGTCAGATAGCAATTCAAACATCTGGTCGCCATCATCATCCCTAGCCAATGTTCCGTCATAGATAACTTTCGGCAATTTAGCCAATGAACCTAGAGCAAGAATGGTATAAGTAAAGGTTTCGGCAACGCTACTAGCTGATGCAACTTCGGTAGTTATGTCTGTGATGTTGCCACCAAATAAAGTCTTAAACGCATTGGTGCTGTCTTTCACTTGTAAGGCTATTCCGTCATTGACTTGGAAATTGTAGTTTTCATTATTCAAAGCCACTAATGCAATCTGAATATAAGATGGGGTTGGCTGTGCGTAAATATCCTCACGCCCTGCTTGATGGGCTATATCAGAGATAGCGACATCGGTGTATTCCACATTATTGATGCTTAACTTATATTCAGGCGTAAAGACTGACATTATCTCGCTCTAGTGATGCCGCTGTTATAGAGCTGCGGAACTGATCTCGATGAACTCTGATTTATGACCTTTGCAACTGCTCTAGCAGCACCTTCAGAATCTACCGCTTGAACTGTAATGTTGGTAACTGTTGCTACTCGGTTTTCTCTAGTGTTTGCTGGAACTGCTGGCAATGGTGCAGCGCCTAACATTCCTAATTGACTTGCACTAGGGGAAACATTTGGAATATATCCAACATCTCCTCCGGGCTTAATGATATTAACAACTCTAATTGCTTGATTTGCTAACTCTGTCAATCCGCCAATAACTTCACGAATAAAGTTAAGCAAGCCCTTTAATATATCTGCAAGTCCATTAATTGCTTTACCAAATGTTTCAGCACCTCTTTGGCTTTGTGCTAGTCCTGCACTTAATCCTTCATCGCCAGTCAATCCTGCAATAAACGCATTTAATGTTGGAATGCCTGTGGTATTCAAAAAGCCAATAAATTGCTCAACTGCTGGAAGTAGTGCGAAACCTAAAGATTCCTTGGCTTCATCAAAACCTACTTTTAATCGATCAATCTTGCCTTGGAATGTTTCTGCGTTCCTAGCTGCTGCACCGCCATAAAGTTCAGATAATTTTTCTTGCACTTCAGTAAAAGATAAAGTTGATAATTCTGCCTTGGATAAGCCAAGTCCTAATCTGCCTAGAGCTGTGGTGTTTCCATCCTGAGCCCTGCCTAAAGCATTGGCAACAGTTTCTAATTCTAGTCCTCGACCTTTAGCAATGTCTAAAGATAGGTTTAATAATTTTTGTGCTTCCTCAGTATCTTTTGTGGAAACCGCTAATCGTTGCAAGGCTGGACGCAGTTGGTCATCAGCCACGCCAGTCGCTAAAGATGTCTTAAGAATCATTGCCTCAGTTGCCGCTATTTGTGCATCAGTAGCCCCTGTGGCGGTGCGTAGAGCAGCAGCCAACCTTAACTGAGCAGCCTCATCCTCAATGGCAGCCTTGACCCCATCAACGGCTAATTTAGTGCCATAGGCAACGGCAGCAGCAGCAGCGACTGCAAACGCAGCAGCAGCCTTTTTGCCAAATTCTGAAATCTTGCTTGAGTTACTTTCGACCGCTTTGTCGGCTTCGCCTAGCTTCTTTTTTAAGTCATCAACATCGGCAAGAATTGATAACTTTAAGGTGCGATTACCGGTTGCCATTAGACCCATTCCTTAATGATGCGATTAAAAGCCTGTTCCCATTTGTTAATCAATTCAGGCTGAATTTTGCGAAGGGTTGGATAGATAAACCAACCTCTTGAACCTCTGCCTTGCCGTCCTGAATATGTAGGGAACTGCTTGAACTTATTAGATCCAAACTCAACTCCACCCCATAGGGTTTGCGTAGTAGCACCACCTGAAAACTTTTGTCTTGCGAAACCATAACGGAACTCACCGATTTTGCTGGACTTAGAGATGCTAACGCCTTCTGCGACTCTTTCCGCAACCTTGCCAGCCTTTGTTCGAGTTCGAGCTGCCTGTTTAATTTCCTCTGATGCAAAATAAGCCAGAGCAGCAGATTGAGTTCTTGCTTCCTCTGTTGCTTGGTCATCCATAAGTTTGAAAGCCTTGTAAATATCACGCAAATCGTTTTTATTGTATGCGATAGTTTCATTTGCCACTTCTCGCCTCCAATACTTCGATCGCTGTTAATATGTCGTCCGCATCAACCCATTCACTCATTGGAATCTTGGTGGCTATTGCCAACTCAACCAATAATCTGTTTAGGCTTCCTGCTTTGTGGCTTTTGGGTTTGCATCACCGACTATTACATCGGCTACTGTTTCCATCCAAATATCCATTGGTTTGATGGGCTTATCTCCTGCGAGTTCACGCTTATGTGCATGATAAGCAAGAAACATAAGATCCCAGATACCCAACTTTTCGGATGCCTGACCAATAGTGTTTCCTGTCTGCTTTTCCCATTTCGCCCACTCAGGTGGTTGGGCAATGTATGTTGCTTGCTCACCTGAGTTATATTCAATTGTAATTGGTAACTTCATTTGTTTGCTCCCGTTTTATTTTTTAACTAAAGGTTTCGGTTACTGCGCCCTTAGATACTGTGAATGTGAATGATACTGTCTGAGCATCAACACCTGAACCACCTGCGGTTGGAAACTCTGGCTTTACTGGAAACACGAATTGTGCTCCTGATGCAGCTGTAAGTGTCATGCTAATGTCTGTATCTGGTGCGCTTTCAGCAGCAGTCCATAGAGCCTCACAAACTGAGTTTGCCTTGCCCCAATCTGCCAACATGTCCAACTGGAATGTTCCTGAAATGTTTGTGGTCTTGTAAGCCTCGCCCTCCATGGTCTGATAAACCTGACGCTCATTGACCTTGGTTAAAACTGCGTTTGTCGCTTGTGCTTGAATATCTGTTCCACCTGTGAAAGATAAACCAACATCACGACCGGTAATTACGACTGTTGCCATGATTTCTCCTTATATTGTTTGCGTGTAGTAGGTAGATACTCGAACATCTGCGATGAGCAGCGTTGATGCACCAACTTGAGTAACTGTCGGTCTTTCAACCGAGCTGACAATGTATCCAACTGGAATAACTGCCAGAACACTTATAATTAATTGCTCGATGTTGTCGAGCGATGCCGGATTGCTGTTATAGGCAACCGCAACTGAAATAGTAAAATTGATCTTGGCTCTGATATTGGTTTTGCTAATTGTTTCAAATTCTAAGTAAGGTGAATCAGGCACAACCACAACAGCTGGTGGAATTACTGTTTCAGGAACAAATGAATAAACATTTCCTGCAACAACTGATAAAGCGGTTGCTAAAGGTGTCCGGATTTGTTGAAGGATTGTTTCGTTAGGCATTTATTGACACAAACCTTCGGTATCCATGTAACTGCCCAACAAACCTACGCACTTGTTGTAGAGACTTCTCCCCATTCTGAACGGCGTACTGGTAAAATCGACACCCTCTATCTGTCCTCCACCGGCAAGTCTTGCTTGAAATACTTCGACTGAAACAGTATAGT